TTCTTTGAGGCTCAAGTAAAAGAGAAGGACACGAAGCACCACCACTATAATCTAATCTCGGTAAGTCCTCTAATATACCACTTTGTGCAGTAGATGCTCCTGTTTCAATGTAGTCAGTAGCAACCAAGCCGCTTTCTATTTGTCCTCCCCAAACATAAAAGCCTTCACCTATTGTAAAGTCAGTAACATAACTACCACTTTTAGATAAGTAAACTGCATATCTTGTTATAGATGATGAATAGGTTATGGAATATCTATACCAATCATTTCCTGCATCTTCAATATTATAATCAATAATATTTGTTGTTCCATTCAAATAAGAAACAAATGAGCCTGATGTTAGATTAAAATAAATTCCATTGTTGTTGCCAAGTTCAAACAAAAGCATTTCGGTTATCTCATCGGCTTTTGCATACAATGAAATTGTATTTAGTCCACTAACAGATATATCTTGTTTTACCCTTGATGTGTTTGTTGAAAATGTTGCATTTACCGCAATCTTATCAGCCGTATTAGTTCCATCAGGTGCAGTAGTCGTATTAGCAGTTACAACATTTCTTGTCTTATCCCAAGAAGCATTATCAAAACTTTGGCTTTGCAAGAGATGATTCTCTCTACCCTTCTCAATAAGACCATTAACATCTACCCTTGTAGCAGCAAGATTTGAACCCCTACTAAATGTAAAGTTACCCTCCGCAGGTGTGCTACCATCAGTACCATCATTGTTTCCCGTAGCATCGGGATGTATAATACTATTGCCTAAAGGCTTTACAGTATCAAGTCTGCCATCCTTAACCAAGGACGGAACCATTATTAGACTCGCTAAATCTTTTAAGCTGCTCATAGTATAGCGTTTAATTCTGTTTCAACACAAGATAAAGATTCTACATTACCACCATCAGCACTTACTCTAATGTCGTAGTTAGCAGAATATAGTCTTGCATCAGTAATATCTGGTAAGCCGTTTAAGGCTGTCTGTACACACGCAGGTGCTTCAAAGGTAAGTGAGTTAGCATTAGCGTAAGTTGTTAGCGTAGCAGTGCTGTCACCGCTTAATACTTCGTCTGCACTTAACTTATACCAAGCCTGTAATCCGTTACTTTCTGTAGTAGATACTTGCTCGTAACTTTTCCACATCACGGAATTAATCTCATCGCTTGACAACGCGCGGTTCCATATCGCGACGTTGGCGAGGTTGCCGTTGAAGTAGTTGCTTTCGTATGTACTCTTTCCGATGGTAGAATCGTAAGTGCTGACGCTTATTGTTTGCGATGTTGCGATTGATGAAGCCAAAGAACCATCCACATAAAGTTTTTGTGTTGTTCCATCGTATGATGCAGTAACGAAAAGCCAATCGTTCAAAGAAAGTGTGTGTGTTCTATCGCTTCCATTTAATTGATAAAACAAAGTATTTGAATCGTTTACAAGTAAACGAACCCCATCGTCATTCGTGTCGCGATTGTCAAAAATCGTTGAAAACGCAGCCGAATCTAAATAAACCCACGCCGCTATCGTGTGGTTGGTATGACTGAACGGGTTGTTCGTTTGTATAAAATCACTCGTCCCGTTAAATTCAGCCGAAGCATCAACAGGAAAAGTTAATTTAGGAGGTGTTAAGAATCTATTCGCCATAACTAATCCATCCTTTACATAGGTTAATAGTGAACCACCCCTTGAAAGGACGGTATTTAGTAGTCCTAACATAGTTCATTACACTGCTTTATAAGCTAATACCTTGCCCGATACACAAGATACGCTATCAAATTTACCGTAGATGATTGTTCCCTCGCCAAGTCCTAAACTTGTCAACGCATCACCCACTTGTGTCGTAGTAGTCACTACAGCACCTTCAATCGCTTGGATAGCACGGAAGCTCTCACCCGCAACAGAAGCCTCACCAGCCTCTAATAAACGGAACCCGTAATCTCCTGTAGCCGATTGATAGAAGTTGCCTTCTTTAACAATAGTTTCGTAAGCCATTATATTTTGTTTTTATTTAATCGTGTAGTTGTAGGAAGAAAACTAACCCTTCTCCCTCTATTGAATTTACAACTGAACCGCTATAACCACCTTGTACATACAAGTAGTTCTTCTCTGTAGAAGGAGTCGTTACCGCATCCTTCATATAGCCCGTTCCGCTGTTTAATAAGTAACCCATTAATCAAAAATGGTTTGGTCGCTAAACACCGCTTTATCATTGATTGCCAAAGAAGCAATACCACTCTCGGTATTTAGTGTTATATTGACATAAGACTTCTCACCAGTACCTGTACCGCTGTTAGCCTCATAGTTCATCGTTAAGCCATCCATCCATCCACTGATAGTCACAGTGTCGTTGTTGTGTAAAAGAACGCAGCAGATGTCCTCTCTGCGGCTCATAAGGTCTATTTGATTTACCTTATTGTCTACAGCAGGAGCTTGGATAGTGATATCTGTAGATACTACTCCTAATCCGTTAGATGTATTCTTGTTCTCTGTGAAAGTTGTAGTCCCATCCTTTGGGTTATGCTCAAACTTTACCGTGTCTACGGTATCAACTTGAGTTACCTGTGTCTCATCAACAGGGTCAAAGGTAATGGTCAAGTCTTTTTGTAATAATAGTATAGCTTTCTTGATACCACCTGTAACTCGTTTGTTACAATTGATATCAATATCGCTTAATAAAATGCTACAGTTAAAAGCCATATATTTTTTAAATAAAAAGGGGCGAGGTTTTCGCCTCACCCCCTTGTGTTAATTTACAAGATTTGCTGTTAAGAGCGTATCAATGATACAACAGTGTCAAACGTAGCTTTACCGCCATCCTCATTAGGAGCTGTACCAGTTTGTTGCAATGACATACCAAGACCAAGTTCATCACCAGTCATAGTAAGCTGGAATCTGTTTTTCTCAGAACGTCCTGTTCCAGAATTAGCATCAACAGTGCCTACATATAAACCGTAGTCCATACCAACAACGTGGTAAGTTCCAGCAGCAGTCTCAACAAAAGCTACTAATTCAGCACCACCCTTAGACAACTCGTTTAGAGAAGTTGTTTTAGCAGGAGTCATCTTAGGAAGCTCTACAGAGATAGTAGGAACAGTAGAAACAATTCCGTCAGCACTTACAGTTTTAACTTCACTGAATACAGAGAAGCCATCCTTGTTATTGAAATTAATTTCAATTCCGTCAGCATCCGCAATAGCAACAATATCTTCTGCCGAACCATCAACGATAGTGCGAGCATCATAATCTATTACTGGGCCATTAACAGTTTCTTGGTCAAACGCACCACCAGTTTTCACTAAGTCTGCTTTGTTTGCCACATATAAATTTACTATACCTCCTATCGCAACATCGTCACAAGAGTAAGAAATATCAGCAAGAGTTACATCACAAGCCATATTATTTTATTTTTTTTAAAGTAAGGGAAGGGCCGAAGCCCTTTCCCTAATTATTATTATGCGAAGTTTTTCGCGTAGACAATCTCTTCACCTTTCAAGTAAGAGAAACCTAACTTGAACTGACCCCAGATTTTATCAGAAGATAATTCAGCTTCGTACTTCATATCAATTGCGCGAACGTCATTGTACTCATCAGTCAACATCACGATGTTCTGTGCAGCAGCAATCATAAATTCGTTAGCAGGCATTGATGGGAAGTGAATAACTTCCATACCGTAGTAGTTCGGTACACCACCTTCTACAACACCTTGTGGAGTAGTAGTGTAAAGACCAGCGATAGCGATTTGGTAGTGTTGCATAGCAGCAGTTCCCAAGAAGATAGCAGGTTTGAAATCACGGTCAGCGTCTCCGTAAACAGCAGCCAACATAACGTCGCTCATTGTTTCGTAAGCACCTTCTAATTTGTCAAGGATGTTAGCAGAACTTAATACAGCATCAGTGTCAAAGTCTAATACAGAAGCATCAGCAGCCATTTCAGTAGTCAATTCAGTACCTGCAACAGTCAATGCTTTCTCAGCAGACAATTTTGCGAAGTAGTCAAATACCCAATCCTTGAACTCTGCGTCCATAGTCTCTGGGTTGTTCTGACCTTTCTTCAAAAGAAGACCACGGTAAGAAGACTCAAGAGCGTTTTTACAGTTTAAGAAAGACCACTTGTAAGTAGTTACAGTCATTTCTTTTTCTCCGATTGTAGCATCAGAGTTGCCGTCAAATACACAAAGGTCTGA